GAACAGGCAAGAGCAGCATTTTCTCCGGTATGGTCTACTGCGCTGACTGCGGTTCCAAGATGCAATATGGTTCGTCCAATAACAGGGACTTCAGTCAAGACTTCTTTGATTGCTCTCTGCACAAGAAGAACGGGAGCAAGTGCAAGGGACATTTCATCCGGGTAAAGGTTCTGGAAGGACGTGTGCTGAGTCATGTTCAGCGGGTGACGGACTACATTCTCCGTCATGAAAACTACTTCCGCAAGGTCATGGAGGAGCAGCTTCGTGTGGAAAGCAGCGAAAAGCTGACCGTCCTGAAGAAGCAGCTTGCCCGGAATGAGAAGCGGATTGTAGACCTCAAACGGCTGTTCATGAAAATCTACGAGGACAACGCCAATGGAAAGCTGAGCGATGACCGCTTCGACATGATGAGCCAGAGCTACGATGCCGAACAGAAGCAGCTGGAAGAGGAATCCCTCTCTATCCAACAGGAAATCGAAGTACAGGAACAGCAAATCGAGAATATTGAAAAATTCGTCCAGAAAGCGCACAAGTACGTTCATATTGAAGAACTCACTCCCTATGCTCTCCGTGAACTGGTGTCGGCTATCTATGTAGATGCCCCGGATAAGTCCAGCGGAAAGCGGGTGCAGCACATCCATATCAAGTACGACGGGCTGGGGTACATCCCTCTGGATGAACTGGAAGCAAAAGAAAAGGCGTGACCGAAGTCACGCCAAATCTTCCCCATTTAGGGAACTTTTGCAAATACTGTTTTATGGGAACTCTGCTCTGGGGAACGCCCTGTTGTACATATCGTTATCGTCTGTGGTCTTTGGCAGGGTGCGTCCTATTCAGGGGCGCACCCTGTTTTTGTTTCATCGCGGTTGGGTGTACATCAAACCGCATCACCGTAACTCCTTATAGGTTTCTTTCGGCACCGGCTCGCACCACTCGTTAGAGATGCCTTCGCCGGGCACTTCCACTGCCAGATGAGAGAACCAGCAATCGGGTGCAGCACCGTGCCAGTGCTTGACCTCCGGGGGAATGTTCACCACATCGCCCGGATGCAGCTCCTGCGGCGCTTTGCCCCATTCCTGATAGTAGCCCCGGCCTGCCACGCAGACAAGGATCTGCCCGCCGCCCTTTGCGGCATGGTGGATGTGCCAGTTGTTCCGGCAGCCCGGCTCAAAGGTGACGTTGTAAATGCCAACCTGTGCGGTGGACAAGGGTGCCAGATAGCTTTTTCCGCTGAAATATTGTGCAAAACCGTCGTTGGATGCACCGATGGGGAACACCATTTCACTCTGGTGCTTTGCCTTGGCATCCTCTGCAGCGTCCTCTGCCCAGACTTCCTTGGCCATGCGGAAAGCCGCCCACGCCTTGGGCCAGCCTGCATAAAATGCCGCATGGGTCAGGATCTCTGCAATTTCAGTCCGGGTAATACCATTGTTTTTTGCTGCCGTCAGGTGATACCGAAACGAGGAGTCCGTCAGTCCCTGCGCCATCAGTGCTACCACCGTCACAAGGCTGCGGTCCCGGAGGGAGAGTTTATCCTCTCGGCTCCACACCTGCCCGAATAGTACCTCATCGTTAAGTTCTGCAAATTTTGGTGCAAATTCGCCCAGAGCATCCCGCCCTGCGGTCTGTTTTACTGCCATTATACGTTCCTCCCCATCTCGTAAGCCTGTGCCATTGCAGAGGTGTTTCGCACCGCACCCGGCTCATAGACACCACTTGCTACAAGGACGCCTTTTTCCACGGCACCTTCCACACAGTCTGCATAGCCCCGGAAGCAGGTCAGCGTAGTGTCCGCAGAGGCTTTTTCCTCGTCTGCCATGGTGGTGATGTAGTAGAATTCCTTGTCTTTGACCTCAAGCCACCGTGCCACGGTACGGTCGATCACTGCCTTCAACTGGGCACTGATGGAGTAGAAGTATACCGGGCTTGCCAGCACAATGACATCGGCATCGATCATCTTTTGCAGGATGTCTGCCATATCATCCTTGTGGACGCAGGCTCCGCCGTGGGTGCTGCAGTAGTAGCAGCCGGAACAGGGAGCCACCTTTTTCTCAGCGACGCGGATCTTTTCTGCTTTGTGCCCGGCATCCTGCGCTCCACGCAGAAATTCATCGCATAGAATATCAGAGTTACCGCCCTTCCGGGGACTGCCAGACAAAATCAATACCTTCTTGCTCATAGGAACCTCCTTGACAGCGGAGTGCATCCGCATTATGATGTTGATAAAGTTTGATTTTATCATACAACTTAAAGCGTACTTCAAGTCAAGGGCTTTTTGAAAAAACGGAGGTTTCAGATGATCTATACCGTAGGTGAAATGGCACAAAAGCTGGGCGTAACCTGCCTCCACCCTGCGCTACTACGACAAAGAAGGGTTACTTCCTTTGTGGAGCGTTCCTCCGGCGGCATTCGGATGTTCCGGGAAAACGACTTCGAGTGGCTGCAGGTCATCCGCTGCATGAAAAAAGCCGGAATGTCCATCAAGGATATCCGGCAGTATATTGAGCTTTCCATGCAGGGAGACGACACCATTGACACCCGGCTGGAAATGTTCCGGCATCAGCGCGAGGTGCTCACCCAGCAGATCCAGCAGTTACAGCACACACTGGAAACTGTGGAATACAAGTGCTGGTTCTATGAAGCCGCCAAAGCCGCTGGGACAGTGGATGTCCCCGGTGCGATGACCGATGCGGATGTACCTGATCAGTTCCGTGCCATCCGGCAGGAGCTGCGGGGACAGAAGATGCCGAATATCGAAAAATAAGAAATGCCGTTCCAGTTGCTTAAAAACCCACTGGGGCTTTCATTGCTTCGCAAACGCTAATTTTCCGAAGAAAACAAATAATCCGAACCCATCTCCTATCGGAAACAAGTTCGGATTATTTTTGTTTGGTCCACCTGACGTATCCTCACTCGAACAATTTTACTCTCTACGCCACCACCAATTCTTTCTATATGCTTCTTTCAAACCTTACTTTTTCTCGTACATAGTATCCGCTGCATTATACAGCATCTCCAAAAACTGTCCCGCCGTTGGCCGATGATTCAGCGGGTATCCCGCCAACACCTGCACTTTCTCCGGGTCAGTTTTCCACGCCAGCCTTGCCGTCCTGCGAACAGCGCTCTCCACAGCCCTCCAAGCATGACCAGAAGATTCCGCCACAGGCAGATAAACTTCCTTCTGCAAGGCTCGCAACCGGTCAGGCCTGGTGCAAATCAGCGTCATACACTGCCGGAGAGTATAATAATCATTCTTTGTGCGAATGATACCCAGAGGGCGCAGCAAGTGGTCAAATTGTGTATCAGTCATTCTAACACATCCTTTCGCCCATCATGCTACGCCTTTTGTCGAAAGAAGTCGAAAACACAAACTCAGCCCCGAGGAACCATCAGGCTCCCCGGGGCCGTTGTCAGCTGCCGTTCTTTTCTTCCGCCCGCTGCCTCAGCACGTCCACAGCACGAGTCAGCGCCGCCGGGATGGGCACACCCATCAGTCCGGCATTCTCCACGATACTGATAGTCTCATTGCATACAAACGCAATGACAACGGTGTCCCGAATAAAGTTCGACCCGATGACAGCATCCAGCCTGCAGGCAACCAGTACCACCAGCAGGCTCACACCCTTGCGGCACAGGCCCTTCCAGCCTGCCCGGCTCTCAAGGGTGCCAGTTTTGGTCTTGGGACTGGTGTGGAACACCCCCGCCACGATCAGGCCGGTGATGTAGTCGATCGCCATAAAGATGATAAGCGTCTGCAGCGCCGTGTCCCAGCCGCCCAGCAGACTGGCAATGGCCCCACCCACAATGCCGATGGCCGCACAAATCTCATTTTTCATTGTCATTCTCCTCTCACTTTCGTCAGCCCGGCCCGCTGGATGATGGCAGCATAGTCCTTGTAGGCCACGCTCAGATCCACGGGGCCGGAAATGCCGGGCACGGTGCCCTCTGCGGTGTACTGCCACATGCCGTGGCGGCGGGCGGGGCGCGTGCCGCGGTAGTCCGCGATCCACAGATCGTAAGCAGCGAGGGCTGCCATGTCGAGGGCGGTGTCCGCGAAATTGGTGTAGGTGTACACCATTGCATACAGCCCCCACGCTTCGAGTTGGGCAGCGGCTTCGGTCACGCGGGCGGACAGCTTGGCCGGGGTCAGGCCGCGCAGCTTCGGGTCTTCTGCATCCACCGCGATGGGCAGTTGGAAGTTCTTGTCCGCCAGCGCTGCACGCAGGGCGGCCAGTTCTGCGGCCGTCTGCTGGGGTGTGGTGGCGCAGGTGTAGTAGTAACCGCCCACCGGGATGCCCCGCGCCGTGCTCGCGGCATAGTTGCGCTCGAAGGCCGGGTCAACGTAGGGCTTGCCGCCCTTGCTGCCCAGCACCCGCAACATCACGCCGTCGATTTTGCCGCTGCGCTTCACCGCGTCCCAGTCGATGCTCCCCTGCCAGCGGGAGACATCCATAATTTCAGCCATAGCGTCCTCCTTACTGTGTGATTTCCTCAAAGCCGCTCTTGATAAGAATCGCCTTGACCTTCTCCTTCAGCAAGCGGGGGCAGCGCTCATACAGAGCTTTTGCCTCCTCCACAGTCTCAGCAGACATGATTTCCTGTGCCCATAACATAGCCATCATAAATACCATCCTTTCGATTTTTTGTGTGATTTTACGCATAGACAGTCTCGCTCATCTCAAGCAGACACTGTTTCAGCATCTCGTTTTCTTTTTGCAAAGCAGCCAGTGTTTCAGGCAGCTGCGCCATCTGGGTCTGGGCGCTCTCCACCGTAGCAAGTCGCTCATCCAGTGTAGGGGTCGGCTTCGGTGTATCGGCAGGGCCTGGCTGCGTGCCGGCCTCAACCACAACGTAAGCCTCCGGCTGGTCGTCCATGCTCCACAGAGCCTCGCCAACGGCAGCCGCTGCATTGTGGGCGGTAATGGCATCCACAACGGCAGAATAGGCATCGCACTCTTCCTGCGTGATGACCGGCTTCGGGATTTTTGTTCCGGGTTTGATCTCCATTTGCATTCACCTCACTTCCAGCGGCCATAGGCGATCCAGTTGACATATTCCCGACTTCCGGAAAGATTTATGTACATAGATGTTGTTGTTTTGTCAGTAAAGCCAAAGCTCACATTGTCCGGGTACTTCGTTTGAAGCGACCCAATGCAAGAGTAATTTGCATTTGCAAAGGCAACAGGAAAATACGTTCTATCCATGTTGGTTCCCCAGCAGATCTGTGTTCCATCGGTATAGCGCACATAATAGGTTCCGCTGGTATAGACCGCTGAAGCACCCGCCGGGCCCTGCGGGCCGGTCGCGCCTGTGGGACCTCTGGCTCCAGTTGCACCGGTAGGCCCTTGCGGCCCCTGTGGTCCAGTGGCTCCGGTTTCGCCCTTGGGGCCCTGCGCACCGGTATCTCCTTTGTCGCCCTTTGCGCCTTTCAGACTGGCGATCCAGGCAGATTCACTGCCGGTGTACCCCAGCTGAACAGCCAGAGCATAGGCCGACTGACCATCAAAGGTTCCGGCTTCCTTGGCCTGTTTCACGGCATTGGTGGCCGCATTGGCCGCATTGGTGCTGGCTTTCTCTGCCCGGTCGGCATCGTTCTTCGCCGCCCCCGCGCTGGTGGATGCCTCCCCGGCCTTGGTGGCGGCGGTGGAAGCGCTCCCCGCAGCGGCGGTGGCCTGCTGGGTGGCGGTTTCTGCCGCAGTGGTGGCCGTCCTGGTGGAGTTGGCCACATCGTTCAGGGCCGTGGTGCGGGCCCGCGCGATGTCCTGCAAGGCGGCGGTATGCTCCGTCTCCGTGTCCTGCAGGGCCCGCTTGGCGGCGGTCTCGCTGGCGGCGGCGTTGGTCTCACTCAGGGCTGCTGCGTCCTCGCTGGCTTTGGCGTTTGTCTCACTCGTCTTTGCCGCATTCTCACTGGCCTTGGCATTGGTCTCCGATGTTTTTGCGTTGGTCTCGCTGGTCT